CCTACAGATAATACGAGGTGGATATGATACTAGAAACAGCACTAATGTGTATGGCTACTAATATATATCACGAGGCAAAGAACCAATCAATGCTTGGGCAATTCGCAGTAGCTCAAGTAGTAATGAATCGAGTAGAAGATCATAGATACCCTAACACAATATGTGAGGTTGTAAAGCAGGGTTTAACATATAAAAACGGAAAGGTAGTAATAGGAAAATGCCAATTCAGTTGGTACTGTGATGGTAAGAGTGACGAACCAAGAAAAGATAGTAAAGCGTGGGGTAATGCTATAAGACATGCATCTATAATAATGGGTGAAAGTATTAACCTAGACGTAACCGATGGTGCTACTCACTACCACGCAAGTTACGTAAGACCAGCATGGGCTAAAACAAAAACAAGAACAACCAGGATAGATAAGCATATATTCTATAGATGGGAGAAATAAAATGCAAATAGGTACTGTAACTAACCAGTATATTAACAATTACCATAATAGAGTGGAGAATAGTAGTCAAATAAATACCCGGGCGGAAGAAACCGCCAGGGAAAACCACGAGTACTGGGAGTCCATGAAGGCTATATATTATATGCTTATGATGCAAAACTTCATGAAAAACCAGATGTTTTACATGCTAGACTCCTTAAAACTTAACAGAAAGATAGATATACGCGCATGAAACTAATTGAAGTACCTGTACAAGTAATGGATGTAGCCGGAACAGACTTGACAGTAGTAAACGCCGCAAGAGTTTCTTTTGCTAAATATAGGACTGAGCTCGACAACAATGATGAGAAGCTAATAAAGTATCTTGCAGACCATGAACATTGGAGTCCATTTGCTCATACATTTATGCAGTTTAAAATAAACGCTCCAATCTTTGTTGCAAGACAATTGGTTAAACACCAAGTAGGTCTGGTATGGAACGAAATTAGTAGACGTTATGTAGAAGATGAACCTGAATTTTTTAAACCAAAAGAATTTAGAGGAAAGCCTAAAGATAAAAAGCAGGGTAGTTCCGAAGAAGTTATAGATATTAATCCTTCGACAACTACCGGACCAATGATGGTTGATTATTACGATCGAGTTATGGATAGCGCTCGATGGACGTATAATCATTTATTAAGTATTGGTGTATGTCCGGAACAAGCGCGTCTGGTTTTACCTCAAGCTACTATGACAAGCTGGTATTGGTCTGGAAGTTTATATGCATTTTCAAGAGTATGTAAATTACGGTTAAAAGAAGATACACAAGCTGAAACAAGAGACATAGCTAAAGAGATATCAAAAGCCTGTGAGGCTGCATTTCCGGTTTCATGGAAGTGTCTAATGAGACCTGTCCCCTAATAGAGAATTTATTTATAAGGAAAGAGTATGGATAAAGAACAATTTCAAAAGTATATTGAATTGTTATGTAAAATTTTAAACGTAGATCCTGAGAGGAAGGAAACGCATGAAGGAGAACAACAAGTTAAATGACAGAAAATTCCCAATACTGTGGACAGTGTACCACACTATAATAGCAGTTGAGATACTAGTTTTAGTAGTATTACAGACTGTTTCTGTCACTTTACATCTAGGGAGTATGTAATGATAAGTACTATAATACAATATTTTAAAAGAATAGGTTGTGCAATTATAAACAAGAAGTGCTCGGAGTCTTGTGATTGTGACATAAAACAGGTATAAACCATGAGTAGAGACGGTAATTCACATCCAAATTCACTAAAGAACCTACGCCCCTTCTCTCGAGAAGGTGCGCGCGCCGGCCAAAAGAATTCGGTAATAGCGCGTAAAGCTAACAAAGAAGCTCGAGAAGCTTTGAAGTTAACGCTTAACGATTGGAAGGCTTTAAAGGACGAAGTGAAAGATGATGCACCAGCAGCTTTAGACGTATTAAAAATAGCAATGACTAAGGCTCTTGCTGTAGAAGATATGGACGAAGCTACTAGACTAGCTACAGTGCTAGCTGAATTTGAAGCCCCTAAATTACAACGTCAAGACATAACACAAGTTACTCAGACTGCTGACTTAACAGACGAGCAATTACAAGAAGCTTTAGAAGACTTAAACGTAAATTTTAATATTGAATCAAAAAATCTAAACTGAGGTAAAGAATGTGGAAGATACGAAATCCTTACAAAAAGGTAGCAAATATAACGAGTATGATGAAGATGGAGACGGAGTCGTTACAGATGAAGAACTCCGGCATGTTAAAGAGATTAAGGAAGTCGAACATAATTTACGGAAACAGCGTGCACAAAGACGAATGGCCACTTGGACACTTATCGGAATGGGTGCGTTCACGGTGGTAATGTTTATCATGCCTTTAGATAGGATAGCCGCATTAGCAGACATCAGTAATTTATTTTATATTAGTGGCGCAGGTATAGTAGGCGCATACATGGGAGCAACCGCTTGGATGAGCAGGAAATAGGAGAGTATAATGCCCAAGAGTACTAAGAATACAGCAAGAAAAAATAAAGTAGTAGCTTATAGACAAGCTGGAGGAACAGCATATTCAATGACTGATGCTCAAAAGCAAGGTCAAATAGCTATGAAGCCTTCAAAAAAGAAGAAGAAAAGTGGTTTTAATGTACCTTGGCTCTTCGGTCTTCCTACAAAAGATAATCCAAATAAAGCTTAAAAGGAAATAATATGGCATTTAATTTATCTCAACGATCATTTCAAAAACTAGTTGATGTACATCCTAATATGGTGGACGTTGTAAAATACGCTATAAAAGTAACTAAAGTAGACTTTGGAGTTACGTTCGGGGTTAGAACCTTAGAAGAACAGCAAAAACTATTTGATGCTGGAAGATCTAAAACTATGAACTCGAAACACTTAAAGCAAGACGATGGCTTTTCTCATGCCGTAGATCTTATGGCTTACGTAGATGGAGCTGCTTGTTGGGAGTTAAACGTATATGATGATATATGCGATGCAATGAAAGCTGCTGCACAAGAATTTGGAACAGCTATTAAATGGGGAGCTGCGTGGTCTGAGGGTGACATTAGAGATTATCCTGCTACTTCCGAAGATGCCATGAATGCATATATAGATTTAAGAAGATCAGAAGGTCGTAGACCTTTTATTGATGGACCACATTTCGAGTTAATTGTTTGATTGAACCCAGGAGCGGATCATGTCAGAAGAAGAAAGATACATTCAGAAGGTTGCTGATAAACAACCTAAAAAAGAAGATAAAGAAAAAGAACCTCGGGTACTATCGCGACCCGGAGAATACACTAGTATAGACTTAGAAAAAGCAGCTAAGATATATTCTCCTATGGGAGGTAAATATTAATGGCTAAAAGTTATGGTTATAAAGAGCCAGTAACTGATGAACAGCTTATTAATATGATTGAGCAAGGTGTTCAAAGTAGTACTGGAGATTTTCTAAATAGTTCGGATCTAGCTAGAGAAAGACTAAAATCAACATACGAATACGCAGGTGTAGCAGCTGATCACCTATCTCCTCAAGGAGTTTCAACAATTGTAGACACTTCTACTACAGAAGTAATAGAAGCTTACACTGCAATTCTTTCAGACTTATTTTTATCTAATCATAGATTAGCAAGGTTTGTACCGTACGATGATAGTCCAGGAGCTTACAAAGCAGCTAAAGACGCAAGTGATGTAGTAAACTATTGTATTTTTAGAAAGAACAATGGATGGGAGTTTTTGTCTAGTTGGATTAAATCTTCTTTGCTTTGGAAGAATGCTGTATGCAGATGGGATTATATAGAAGATTATGATTATATATTTGAAGATTATGAAGAAGTAACACAAGTAAAGCTCGATGAAATATTAGCTGATGAGAGCACAGAAATTGTTGGTGAATTAAACTTTCAAAATAGAGCAGTTGAAACTGAAGATCCAAGCCAAGATGAAGTAGAACTAGTATACGTTAATGTACGAGTAAGAAAAAAGATAGATAAATCTAAAGTAAAATTAGAATTAGTTCCACCAGAAAATTTTAGAATTTCAAGAGATTCTACAGAAATAGCTGATGCTCAATTTGTAGGAATACAAACTCAAATGTCTAGATCTGAGATAAGAAAATACTATCCAGATGTAGCAGAAGATATAGATTTTGAAAATATGAACGACACCTCATGGTTGGGATCAGCAAAATATTCTCAAGACGTAGCAGCTAGAAAGGCTGTAACAGGACAAGAGTATTGGCAAGGATCTGTTGAACAACATGAGATACCATTAGAA